GCGGAAAAGGAAAAAGCGGAGTTAGAAGCTGCCATCCCTAAGCCAACGGGCTACCACATCTTGATTGCGCTACCCAATGTGGAAGAAACATTTGGGGAAACTTCGCTGTTGAAGGCAGATAAAACGGTCCGAGAGGAATACATACTCTCAACTATAGGTTTGGTTCTCGACATGGGCGATCAGGCATATAACGACAAAGACCGCTTCTCCGCTGGTCCGTGGTGTAAACCGGGGGACTATGTAATGTTCCGCGCAAACACTGGCACGCGCTTTAAGATCGGTACGCAAGAGTACCGTCTAATGAACGACGATTCCGTCCAAGCTACTGTACCCAACCCGAGAGCCATCTCTCGTGCATAAGGAGTGAGCTATGCCAATGCAACAGGTAGAGTTTGACTTTCCAGACCCCGACGCAAAAGCGGCGGCGGTTATTGATGTCGAACAAGAAGTTTCCGAGCCGGGTCTTGAAATTGAAGGCGCTGTCGGCCGGGTGACTATCGGTAAGAAAAAGAAAACGCTAAAAGTCGATGACGTTGAAATAGAAGTTATTGACGACACACCGCTCGGGGACCGTAACAAAAAGCCGTCTACTCCGCCCGAAGAGGTTACCGACGAAGAGTTGGAGAACTACTCCGACAAGGTTAAAAAACGAATTCAGCACTTTAGCAAAGGGTTTCATGACGAACGACGGGCAAAAGAACAAGCCCTGCGTGAGCGTGAAGCCCTTGAGACATATACCAAAGCGCTGCTCAGTGAGAATCAGCAGCTCAAAGGTTCAGTCGATAAAGGACACAATGCGCTGATCGAGTCTGCCAAAGCTCAGGTGCAGAACGAGTTAGCGAATGCCCGGCAAAAGTACAAAACAGCGTACGATTCCGGGGACACTGACGCTATTATTGCCGCTCAAGAAGCTCTTAACTCTGCTCAAATGCGTATGGATAAGGTAGGTAGCCTTAAACCCCGCGCAGCTACGGCTGGGGACACTGCTTTACAAAGCCAAAGCAATAATGTACAACAGCAGCAAAGGCCCCCTGCCCAACAGCCGCAAGTAGCGCGGGATGAGAAAGCAGAGGCTTGGAGAAACGAAAATACGTGGTTCGGTAGTGACGACGAGATGACAGCGTACGCACTAGGGTACCATAGCAAGCTAGTAAAAGAGGGTGTTGACCCTCGCTCGGATGAATACTACGAGAAAGTAAATACTCGTATGCGAAAGTTGTTCCCAGAGAACTTCGATGAAGATATTGAGGATACACCAGAACCTCAGAAAGTACGGAAAGCAGCAAATGTGGTCGCACCCGCTACGCGGAGCACAGCACCGATAAAGGTGCGTTTAAGCGAATCACAAATCGCTGTAGCCAAGAGGATGGGAGTATCACTTGCAGACTACGCCAAACAGGTTGCGTTATTGAGGAGAACATAATGGCTGATAACAGATTAGACCGAGACTTGGAAAAACGTGAACGCACCCAACGCAAGTCGGCGTGGCGTAGACCCGAAGTGCTGCCCACTCCGAATCCGGAAGCTGGGTATACGTTTCACTGGGTCCGCGTAAGTACCCGAGGTCAGGCTGATGCAATCAATGTCTCTTCCAAACTCCGCGAAGGTTGGGAACCCGTGCGAGCAGTAGACCACCCAGAGATTTTCCTGAGTAGCATTGAGAACGAACGCTTTAAGGATAATGTTGTGATTGGTGGATTGCTGCTGTGTAAAGCGCCCGTCGAGCTGGTTAAGGAACGTAATGAGTATTACACGAACCAAACTAGGTCTCAGATGATCGCCGTGGACCAGAACCTTATGCGGGAAAACGATCCGAGGATGCCTCTCTTCAATGAGAGAAAAACTACGGTAACTTTCGGTAAAGGATAATTTTAGGAGTTAATCATGGCTACAACTGCCGCACCATACGGGCTTCGTCCCGTTAAGCGTGTAGACGGGATGCCCTACGCGGGCGCCTACTCTACGTTTCTGATTGATCCGGCTGGTGTTAACACCAACATCTTCTACGGAAGTGTGGTGTACATTAATGCTAACGGCTACATCGCCATCGTCACCGGTACCGGTGCTGATGCAACAACTAATGATTGGCCCACAGGCTCAACCAGTGTTACAGGCGCAATTGGCGTATTCGTCGGCTGCAGATTTGTTAATACTCAAGGTCAGGTGATTTTCAGTCAGTTTTACCCATCCGGTACAACCGGTGTTGTCCAAGCGTTTGTTGTGGATGACCCGATGGTATTGTTCCAAGCTCAGCTTGATGGCACTGCCACACAGGCAGCTGTTGGTACGAACACGTTCTTCGCTGCTGCTCAAAGTACTTCTACTGGTAATACAACTACCGGTAACTCTACGAGCGCTCTGGATGCAACGGTTGTTACTGTTCCTGCAGCTTTCCGTATTTTGGGTTTTGCTTCACCAGTGTCAGACGCGTTTCCGGACGTTCTGGTTAAAATCAACCTCGGCTTCCACAGCATGACTGTGAACACCGGAATATAAGGAGTAGGCGACTATGGCTATTTCACGCGCCCAATTACTCAAAGAATTGCTTCCGGGGCTTAATGCTCTGTTTGGCATGGAGTACGGTCGATACAACGATGAACACGCTCAGATTTTTGAAACTGAAACTTCAGAGCGTTCATTTGAAGAAGAAACCAAGTTGTCAGGTTTTGGTGCAGCCCCCGTTAAAAACGAAGGCTCAGCCATCGCGTATGACAATGCGCAAGAAGCGTTTACCGCTCGCTACACTCACGAAACCATCGCAATGGGCTTCTCCATCACTGAAGAAGCTGTGGAAGATAACCTGTATGACTCACTGTCTACTCGTTACACCAAAGCGCTGGCTCGTGCCATGGCGTACACCAAGCAAGTTAAAGCTGCTGCCATTCTGAACAACGCGTTCTCTGGCTCAGGCGTAACTTACGGTGACGGTAAAACTTTGTGTGCTACTGACCACCCGCTGGTATCTGGCGGCACCAACAGCAACACCCCGGCAACTCCTGCAGACCTGAACGAGACTTCTTTGGAAGCCGCGGTAATTCAGATCGCTGCGTGGACTGACGAACGTGGTCTGTTGATTGCAGCTAAGCCACGTAAGTTGGTTGTTCCGCCCTCGCTGCAGTTCGTTGCAACTCGTTTGCTCGAAACTGAACTGCGTCCGGCAACTGCTGACAACGACATCAACGCAATGCGCTCCATGGGAAGTATCCCCGGTGGTTACACAGTCAACAACTACTTGACTGATAACAACGCATGGTTCCTGATGACTGACATCCCGAACGGTCTGAAGCACTTCGTCCGTACCCCGATGCAGACTTCAATGGACGCCGACTTTGACACGGGCAACGCTCGTTACAAAGCGCGTGAGCGATACAGCTTCGGAGTGAGCGACAGTTTGGGAATCTTCGGAAGCCCCGGCGCAGCGTAAAGTCTAGTAAGGGTCAGTTGACTAGAGACCCACTAGGGCCCTTCGGGGCCCTTTTTATTTGCGCGTTGACAACAAGGACAAAACAACGTAAAAAGCACGTAACCCCGAAACATTTTATGCGCTGCAGACCGGTCGGGCGGACGACATGCAGACTGAAGCGCACTACTCGCATGTGAGGATTTCATTATGTCGGCTACTCATTACTCCGGTCCGTTACTCTATTCTGGCGCAAACACAAACGCTTACTTCGCTGGTATGGCCGAGATGCCAATTGGCGTCAACCCTGCTGTATTCTCCTTGATGGACGACTTCGTTGGTGTGGCGTTTGATTCCACCAATGATTGGACTGTGATCAAAGACACCGGTGCTTCCGTGGGTATCGTGGCTGACACTGTTGGTGGTGAGCTGGCTTTGACATCTACTGCTACAACTGACGACGATGGCGCTTCCATTCAGGGCAACGAGATATTTGCTGTAGCTGCAAACACTGGCATCTTCTTCTCTACCCGCATCAAATGCAACGACGCTGACCAGACTGACATTTGTGTTGGTTTGACGTTGAACTTTGCAACTAACCCCGAAGCAATGCTGACTGCAACTGACCGCATCGTGTTCCAAGTGAACGACGGCAACGCGTCAATTCTGTGCAAGACTGAGAAGAACGGCACTGAGACTTCCACCGACTCTGGTGTGGACTTGGCTGACAACACGTACGTCGTTCTCTCGTTTAACGTGGCTAACACCGGTAGCGTGACGTTCTTCGTTAACGGCCGACAAGTTGCCCAGCACACCACCAACATTCCTGATGACGAAAACCTGACGATGGCAGCCATGAGCGTGTCTGGTTCCGCCAGCGGCACACGTGTAACCACGTTGGATTACATCATCGGGACACAAACCCGCTAAGGAGTAAGCCATGAGTGACGTCGAAAAGGCTAAAAAACCGGCCAAAAAGACCACCAAGGAACAAGCACCTACGCCTGTTGAGCTGCCTGCCGTGGGCTCAGCTGCGCGAAAAGCGATGATCTTACAGGGTCTCATCAAGGAGTAAGTCATGCAATATGATATTTGGGCGATAAACTCGGCCCCGGATGACGACATTCTTCGCACCAACGCGTCTATTGCAGCCGCTGGTGCTTTGACCCTGCTGACAACCAGTGTGTCACCGTACGGCACGGGGTATAAGATTGGCATAACATCTGCCGGTAACGACGCTGGAATTACTTTTACCATCGTCGGTATCAAGGTCGGTGATCTGACCGGGGCTAATACGACCGAAGTGGTGACCGGTGCTAACGTCGGTGTGGCTACGTCGGCTAACTTCTACACGGTGGTGAGTCGAATCACGGCAAGCGGTGCCTCTGCGGGCAACGTGAAGATCGGTTCTGTTGGTTCTCTGGCGCTCCCCCGTACGCGGATCAAGGGCTTGTACTACGTTGCAACCGCAACCGCGGGGTCAATAAAGTTTAACCTGAACGGCTCTAGTGGTTCTTTGTTACTGCAGGTAGATACCCCGACAGGCACCGCATTCTCCGATAGCATTATTATTCCGGGGGAAGGTATCTTAACCACTCGCAGTAATCGAACAGATTTTGCGGTAATGACCCTAAGTGAAATCACAAGTGTGACGGTGTTCTGTGGCTAAATCACCAGCGTGGACTCGTAAGGAAGGCAAAGACCCTAAAGGTGGATTAAACGCCAAGGGTCGCGCCTCTGCAAAAGCTCAGGGTATGAACCTTAAGCCCCCTGCGCCAAAGCCTAAAACCGACAAAGACGCAGCCAGACGAAAGTCTTTTTGCGCCAGAATGAAAGGGATGAAGGCCAAGAACACGAGCAGTAAGACCGCCAGTGACCCAAACAGTCGGATAAATAAGAGCCTGCGGGCTTGGAATTGCTGAGGTAGATCATGCCTACTGTATCCAAACGACAACGAAAGTTCATGGCCGCAGTGGCGAACAATCCGAAGTTTGCTAAGCAGGTGGGTGTTCCACAGTCAGTTGGTAAAGAATTCAACAATGCCGATAAGCGTAAAGCTAAAGGAGCAAAGAAATGATGAATATGAAGATGATGTCTCCACGTAAGCGTATGGACATGGAAGGCTCTGGCCCCACCAAGAATATGGCTAAAGGCGGCTCTGCTTGCGGCACCAAGAAAATGATGGGCGGTGGTGTGGCGAAGAAAGGCTACGCTGCAGGCGGTGTGACTCGCGCTGACGGTATAGTTGCTAAGGGCCACACCAGAGGCAGGATGGTCTGATTATGATGCCTTGTCGCGGGATGGGGGCGGTTGCCTCCGATAAAAAGCCGGGAGCTTCCTTTAAGAAAGGAGGCACCGTCAAAGACGCCTGCTACAATAAGGTGAAGGCACAATACAAAGTTTTCCCATCAGCCTACGCTTCTGGTGCGATTGCCAAATGTCGTAAGCGAGGCGGCTAAAATGGCCGTTCGCAAGACTGAAAAAGGTGCGTCGTTAAAGCGCTGGTTCAAAGAAGACTGGAAAGATGTACGCACCGGCAAGGCGTGTGGTCGCCAAGAAGGTGAAAAACGCGGCACGCCTTACTGTAGACCGAGCAAGCGGGTCTCCGATAAAACGCCGAAGACCTCAAGCGAAATGACTGCGGCGGAAAAAAAGTCCAGAATAGCCCAAAAGAAGAATTTGGGACAACCAGCTGGGGCGCCCAAACGGGTTGACCCGCTGAAGAGGAAAAGGTAATGGCAACATCTGTGCAACCTTTTACTGATAAAAAAGAATACATGGCTGCTTATTATCAAGCAAACAAAGAAAAGATAAAGGCACGAACAAAGGCTTACCAGCATAGTACCTATAAAATTAAATGGGAAAACGCGACAGAAGAGCAGCTTGTTGCGCGTCGTATAAAGTGCAATGAACATGCGGCAAAAACAAAACCTTGGATAACCCGCAGAAAGCGTAGACCGGAGGCTTACTTGTTTAATATTGCAAAACAAAGAAGCCGTAAAAAAGGCATGGAGTTTTCAATTACGGTAGCGGATTTACATGTGCCGGAGTTTTGTCCCCTTTTGGGGGTTAAACTAGATTCATATTCCGACAGTGTTGATGTTCATCCTTCGATAGATCGCATTGACTCCAGCAAGGGGTATGTAAAAGATAATGTGTGGGTAATCAGCCATCGAGCCAACCGAATAAAAAGCGATGCCACTTGTGAAGAACTGATTAAAATCGGACTGGCATTACAAGGAGTCACAGCGTGACCACATCCGGCACCACAGCGTTTAACCTAGACTTCACCGAGATTGCGGAAGAGGCGTGGGAGCGTGCTGGACGTGAAATGCGTTCGGGGTACGACCTTAGAACTGCACGCCGTTCGATGAATCTGTTGACTATTGAGTGGCAGAACCGTGGTCTTAACATGTGGACGATTGAGGAAGGCACGATAAACCTCGGTCAGGGTATTGCCACGTACAACCTGCCGGCCGACACTATAGACCTGCTTGAGCACGTTGTGCGCACCGGTGCGGGTAATGCGTCTACGCAGTCAGACCTGAACATCTCACGGATAAGCGTTTCTACCTACTCCACTATCCCCAATAAACTAAACCAAGGTCGGCCGATTCAACTGTATATTGATCGCGCCCGGGATAACCCCACGGTCACTCTGTGGCCTGTGCCAGACCAAGGTACGATTAACGCCCCCTACTACATTATTAAGTACTGGCGGATGCGCAGGATTCAAGACGCTGGCAGTGGTGTGCAGACTCCCGATGTAAACTTCCGGTTCTTGCCATGTTTGGTGGCGGGGCTGGCGTACTACATTGCGCAGAAAGACCCGGCTTTGATGCCGCGTGTACCGATGATTCAGGCAGAATACGAGC